ACTGCTGCTACGAAGCCAAGCATTGCTGCCCAACCGTTAAATCTTTCTGCTTCTGGTGTCATGATTGTGTCCTAGATAAAATTGAATAAGTGAATGTGTCTTTAGAATCCTAAGATACCAAAGAAAAAGAAACTGCCTGTGGCAATATATGATATAAGTCCTGTAGTAAATCCGAGCATGGCAAGTCTGCCGTTAATCTTCTCAGCATTAGGACCATAACCCTCATACTCTGAGTCGAGATAAGGAACTGGCTCAGTTGGATACATGTTTTGTCTTCCGCCAGATTCGGTTACAGTAGTCATTGTGTTAAGTTATGTAACAATGTATATACTATATATCAAATTGTAAACTTTGTCAAGGGCGGTGTGACAGTTTCGTGACTGTCTTATGTTTTTTTAATAAGAAATATAACTTATTCTAATGTCTCTCCGTAATCTACTTCACTATTAAACTGTATATAATCTTCCATGTTTACGTCAGGTGTAAAGGAGATGTCACCTGTAGGGTAAGTAATGTCGTCACTTAAAAAGATAGGTCCTGCCTCCTCTTTGTGCTCGTGCTTTGGATACTCATCTCTGATTGATTTCAATCCTTGATAGTAATGAAAGAGAAGATTGAGTGTCTCGTCTTTTAACTCTTCGGTTTCCAATGCATCTTTAAACGCTGCCTTTGCATAGTGGACAGCTTTATCAAAATTTTGGCAGGACATGGTGAGAAAATTAATTGTTTTTTATATAGGCTCGGACTTCATCGGATGGGTCTAACCACTTTGTGTATTCAAAGTCTTCGATGGCAGTCTCTAATTGCATACCATTATCACAAAGATACATGTCTCTGTATCTGTCTGTGTATTCGTTGTATTTCTGGATGCGATAGTCAGGCATTCCGTTATCAAGAGTCCCTGCTTCGACGTATCGGTATGGGAATCGCTCTGTGATGACAATAGGTTTCATGTGAGGTTTGTATAACCTTGTCATTATAGCACACTATGTGAAAGAAAACCACCCAGTAATGATAAATTTTTCTAATGTGTTTGATACTCTTCCTTTATGGAAGTGAGTCCAATCTGATGGCCATATGACAGTGTATCCTTTCTTAGCAGGGACATACTTGTCTTGATGATACCACTCTGTGCCTCCGTCAGGCACGTCATTCATGTATGTCATAAACACTAGGTGTCTATAGACATTCCCAGGTGAAGAGTTTGCCCTTTCAGTATGCCATTGCTTAAACCCACCACCTATAGGGTAGTGTTGCATTGATAGTGGCTCTTTGACCTCGAATCTTGATAGTTCGCTAAAGGGAAACCTCTCAATATATTTATTTAATACCCCTTGAAGAGCAACCATATAGTTTTGAATCTCTGGTATTCGGAGGTTAACAGGGATGTGTAGGTCTGTAGATTCTTTATATTCTTTATCAACATAGGTATCACCACCAGTATATACCTGTCCCTCACGAAACTCTAAGAAGTTTTGGTTGTGCCAGAAAAAATACAGACCTTCAATTACTTCTTCATCTATAAAGTCACCCCAAATAAAATCGGAATGTCTTTCACAGAATCTACCTTTGTAACTTACTATTTCATCTATCACTTGCGTACCTTTGGTAAACCACCATCTTCAAATAGAGTTGCCTTAACTGTTTCAACATGTCCTTGCATATTATAAGAGACTATAGTCCTCCTTGTATCTGATTTATTTGGTGGTGCTTCGTGTGCAAGGGTAGAAGGAAATATAACCATGTCACCTTCCCTTACAGGTGGTGTATACATTTCTAGGTTACCATTCCATACATTATTAAATGGTGATATGAATCTAGTTGCTTCATGTTTCTTATGGTCAAACTCAACATAGATTATTGATGACCACCCACTGTGTCCATGATTGTGAAATGAATGTTGCACTCCTTTATAATACTTTTGATACCACATGTCAGTTAACTGCACCTTTGCTCTGTCTGAGAAGTCAGCTAAGTATGGCTCAATGATATCAATTACTGTCTTTGAATAGTCAGGCATCTCTGTAACCCCTGCTGCAGAGGTTAAAAAAAAGTCTGTAAACAGACCTTCATCTTGGGGGTCAGCATGCTCGGGACACTCTTCTGGAAGAGCATCTAAAATTTTCTTCTTGGCTATATGCCAGTTTGCTATCTCATAGTGTATGAGAGGCACACTAAACATATTAACAACGGTCATCGCATCTCCTGCAACTCACGAATTCTTTCACTGACAACGATAGCGTCCTCAATGCGTCCTTCATTAACTAAGGTGTGCAGTTGGTCAATTAGTATCTCCACAGCATCCATTAAAAAATCACTGTCTTCTTGATACTCCATTGGGTTACCTAGGTACAACTCATCTATTATATAGGTGACCTTCCTACTTGTCAACCCCAAAATTCTTGACAAACCACTCTGCGTCCACAACCACTAGAGGTTTCTTACGATTCTTTTTCATGAAGAGTATAGGCTCGTGGTCTCCTGAGTTTGCTTCTGCCTGTGCGTATGCTTCATATACATTCAACTTTTCTACATTCTTACACTCAATACTGAATGGGAATTTCTTTCTGGCATCCCTTGCCATGATTATATCTTCTCCTCCTGCACCCATACTCCTAGACTCAATGTCCTCAGGGTGTACATCACGATGCTCTATGAGCATGTCCCTTACCCATTGCTGAAAGCGTCTGCCCTTTCCTTTAGCACTTTGTGTTTTCAACCTTTATAATCTGTAAATGATAATTTAATTCTTGGCTCGTCTTCAAATAAGATGTCGCCAGACTCCTGCTCAGTTGATGACTGCTCGTCATCTAAAGGTGAGTCCCAAGGTTCTCTTTCCATTATTCAATAACGTCCTTATATGATAGGGATGCTGCAGGCTTACTGTATGCTGCCTCAAGATATCTATCTGGGTTTTCCTTGATAGCATCTTCTAATTCTGCAGATAACTCTTTAAGTTGATGTGCTATTTCTTTGATTCTATTGTAGTCCATATTTTTTCTTAAAGAAAAGGAGACCATAAGGTCTCCTGTATTATACATGTTATTTCTCTGTTTGTCTAGGGTCAAACAGATTCCAGTTATTCATATTGAATGGTTGTAAATATACCCATTTTGCGTAATGGATGCCCCTGTAACATAGCATTGCGAATACTCGCTCAGGGTCGTGTTTCTCAGGATCATACTCTGGTAAATCTGATGTAGCACCCCAGCTAAAATGGATTCTTAGCATTGTCTTATACCCTTAACGCTTGAAGAAGGCGAACCTCTCCGTAGATTAAAGTCAAAACAACTGCGATTCCAAGAGAAATTTCTGCAACTACTTGCATACTGCCTCCTTGTTTACTGGGACTCCTCGATACACGAGTTCCTTTTTGTTATTCACGATTTGCTTAGGACGATTTGTGTCGTACTGAACTCCTCTGTATGTGACTTGTGCCATTTGGTTTTCTCCTAAAGTAATTGGGTGGTTTAATTCCCGTTCCTTCAGTCGGCTTTTGCGTCCCTACAATTTAAACCATGTGTCTCACCAAAGTCATAATACAAATCGATAACTTCCTGTCTATCTTCATCGCTAAGGTCAGGGTAGACTTTAGCACGATTGACAAGAGTGTCAATGTCTGCACATGATACTGTAATTACAGTGGCAATTAAAGTTTCAATCATAAGGATGAACGATTCCGTTCCGAGTCGGCTTACTTGCGTCCAATGATGTAAGTGTTGCACTCACCTTCAACCTTTGTCCTAAAGTAATCTATAAGATACTCTTGAGCATCGGGTGTATGATTCGGATTGCTCAGAATCTCTACCCTTTGGTTATTCCATTCCTGACATGACATTTGCCAATGGTAACTGTTATGACCAGAAATGAGAAGTGCTAGTGCTAAACTTTCCATTTGGATGAACGTGTGGACATCATAACATATCCACAACTATTTAGCAATCTATTGTAACAAAGACCGTATACGGTATCATTTATTACGTTTTTTTCTTCTTGTTGGTTGGTTTGGTAGCTGCTTGTGTCTTTTTAAATCGCTCTTCACCTGTTTCAAAAACTTCAAGTGGTCCCTCATACCATTGGTCAGGTCCAGGCCACGAATGCCTGTCCCACCATCCTTCTTTCTCCTCATTCATATTATTCATAGGTTTATAGTTTGAAACCACTAAATGTATTCTTGTCAACGTCCTGCTTAATACCACCGACAATATAAGATTCTATCTCTGTCTCTTGTGGAGCATTCTGTTGTCCTTTAGAGTTGAGCCAATGCTCAGTCCAAGGTAAAGGATTATTCCTTGCGGGTATATCATACATGGTTTCTAGTCCGATTGCTTTCATGCGTCTATTGGCAACCCACTCGATGTATTGATGCAATAGTTTCTCGTTAAGACCTATCATGCTACCGTTAGAGAAGAGGTAGTTTGCCCAGTCTTTCTCTTCGTTAACTGCATTGGCAAACATCTGACGCACATTCTCTTTCTCTTCTTGTGCAATCTGTTGCATGTCAGGGTCATCACCCTTCTTCCATTTGTAAAGTATCTTCTGTGTCAACGCAAGGTGTTGTGATTCGTCTCTTGCAATAAGGGATATGATCTTAGCTGACCCTTCCATAAGCTTGAGCTCACCGAATGCGAAAGAGCAAGCAAAACTAACGTAAAAACGAATACCTTCAAGGATGTTGACATTGGCAATAGCTCTATAAAGTTTACGTTTGACATCCCTAAGTGTCCACTCTGCAGTAGGGGAATCTTTCCAACTCTTTTTCCAAAAGTTGCTATCTGCATACTCACCAACGACCTCGAGGAATTCATCGTATGCTTTGGTCACTGACTTAGCACGAGCAATAATCTTCTCGTTATCTAATACAGTATCAAAGACTTCACCTGGGTCTGGATATACATTCTTAATTATATGTGTGTATGAGCGTGAATGTATCTGCTCCATAAATTGCCAGACACCCATGCAACCTTCCAACTCAGGTAGTGAGCAGTAAGGAGAGAATGCCATCCCAGGTCCACGACCCTGCACAGAGTCTAATAGGATTTGATATTTTAAATTAGAAGTATAGATGTGCTTCTGTTGCTCGGTCAGTGTCTTATAGTCTGACCTATCCTTTTGTAAGGAGACTTCTTCTGGTCTCCAAAAATATCCTAATTGTGTTTGTGTTAATTTATCAAAGTCTGGATACTTATATTCATCGTATCTCTGCATCCCTAAGGGTGCACCAAAAAACATTGGTTGCTTTTTGGTATCGGTTTTATTTTCGTTGAATACCGTTACGCTCATGTGTTTTGCCATTTAAACTTTACAACTATCACAGTCTTCTTCTGACTCTGTGCCATGAAGAATTTCATTAATTAATTGCTCTGTCTTTGCAGCATCTGCATCGACATCTTTCTTATTATCGTATGTATTTTGATAGTATGATGTTTTCCAACCGTATTTGTATGTTGTTAATAAGTCGTTTGCCATTACAGACACAGGCACTTCATTATCTGGATAGTTTTCTGGATTGTATGACCAGTTTCCACTGATTGCTTGGTCAAAAAACTTCTGCATGATAGCAGTCACGTTAATGTATCCCTCGTTACTAGGCATGTCCCACAGGAGCGTGTAATTATTCTTGTAAGTTGTAAACTGTGGTACAATCTGCTTAAGAGGTCCCTTCTTGGATTTCTTAATGGACAAGTAGTCTCTAGGTGGCTCGATTCCATTGGTTGCGTTTGACACAACGGAGCTAGATTCCGATGGCATTTGTGCGGACAGAGTGCTGTGCCTGAGTCCCCATTCGGCAATGTCATCGCGTAAAGAATCCCAATCATACTCGAGTGATACTGTGACTAATTCATCGACTTCCTCTTTATATGTATCTATTGGAAGGATTCCATCGATGTATTTTGTGCGATGGAAAGCATCACATGCACCCTTCTCTTTAGCAATGTTATTAGATGCTCTAAGTAGATTGTATTGGAAGGATTCAGTTAGTTTATGAGTGAGGTCATACGCTTCTTGACTATCATATTTCACACCATTCTTTGCGAAATAATGTGCTAGACCAATGAAACCTATACCGAGTGACCTACGTGCCAACGTAGAGCGTCTCGCTGCAGGTACAGGATACTCTTGATAGTCAATCAATTCTTCTAGTGCTCTTACTGTAAGGTCACATAGATTCTCCATCTCACTGAGGTTACGTATCTTACCCACGTTAATAGCAGATAGAATACACAAAGCAATCTCACCATCCTGACTATCAATATGATTGATAGGGTCAGTAGGTAGAGTAATCTCTTGACATAGGTTACTCATATTAACTTTGTCTTTGAATGATGAATGACTATTACAGTGGTCAATATTCATCAGGTATAGACGACCAGTCTCTGCTCTCTCCTTAAGTAGGTCTAGGATTAATCCTTGAGCACTGACTCGTTTGGAGGGGATGTCTGGATTAGATTCGTAACTGCAATATAACTCATCAAACCTATCGGTCCCAAAACTCTCATACAAATCAGGAACATCATGAGGGGAAAATAACGTGATTTCTTTATCTTGGATAAAACGCTCATAGAATAACTTGGATAATTGAATTGAATAGTCTAGTTTTCTGACACGATTATCCTCAGTCCCTTTGTTATTCTTAAGGACGATGATATCTTCTATCTCTTGATGCCAGATTGGGAAGTGGACTGTCGCGCTTCCACCTCGAATGCCATTTTGAGTGCAGCATCGGACAGTTGCCTCAAACTTTTTGAGGAAAGGGACAACACCTGTGTGCTGCACTTCTCCACCCCTGATTTTAGCGTTGATGCCACGGATTCTACCCGCGTTGATACCGATACCCGCCCTTTGTGCAACATAGTAGCCAATAGCCATGTCACTGCTAAAAATGCTATCGAGGGTGTCATCAACATCAACAAGAACACAGCTTGCAAATTGTCTGAGTGGCGTCCTAACA